CTTAAATCAATGGACTATTAAGCAGACAACAGTGACAATGGTGCAGGGAACTAATTCTTATACCTTAGATGTTGATACTATTGATGTGTTAAACGCTGTTTTACGCAGAGACAGCACTGATTACGGAATTGCTCGCTTAAGCAGGGACGAATACCTGAATATTCCTACTAAAAGCACCGAGTCGCGGGTATCGCAGTTTTTTGTAGATAGGCAGATTACGCCTTCTTTAAAGGTGTGGCCTACGCCAGATAACAGCACCGATCAGGTTATTTTTGATCGTTTAGTCCGTATGGATGATGCTGACAGTGCTACGAATACTATGCAAATGCCTTTCAGGTTTTATCCTGCTTTAGCAGCGGGTTTAGCTTATTATATAGCGCTTAAAAAAGCTCCTAACCGTATACAGGTTTTAAAAGGCTTGTATGAGGAAGAAATGGACAGGGCTATGACTGAGGACAGAGACAGGGCTAATTTAACTATTACTCCAGGTTTCGGTTACTTTAGGTAGAGGTGTAGGATGGGATCAAAATACGCTGTAGGAAAACATGCTTTAGGTATTTCTGACAGGTCAGGGTTTCGTTATCCACTGCACAGGATGCGTATGGAATGGACGGGAATGCTTGTCGGATATGATGAATGGGAAGCAAAACAACCTCAGTTACAACCTTTACGAGTTACAGTTGGGCCGCAAGCTTTAAAAAACCCGCGCCCCGACAGAGTAATGACTCTTCAGGTGTATGTCGGCATACCTGTCATAGAAGGGCCAGCTTTCACGCCTTTTAACGCAACAGGGGTAGTAGGAAATGTATCGGTGGTGACGACATGAGTTTTACTTATGACCAGCTTAAAACAGCTATACAAGATTATACCGAAAACACAGAGTCCTCTTTTGTTACTAATCTCCCTGTTTTTATTAGGTTGACAGAAGAACGTATTTTAAAACAAGTACAGCTAAGTTTGTTTAGAAAAAACTCTACTGCTCTTGCTACTTTGGGAAATGAATATTTAGCTTCCCCTTCTGATTTTTTAGCACCGTTTTCTATGTCTTTTTTAAACGCTTCAAGCGAAAAAGTTTTTCTTGAGTTTAAAGACGTAAATTTTGTGCAAACTTATAACGCTAATAGCACAACAACAGGTGATCCTAAATATTACGCGCAGTTTGATGTAGATAATTTTATATTGGGACCAGCCCCTTCTGCCGCGTCACAAATGGAATTACATTATTTTTACAGGCCCGTGAGCCTTACAGCGGGAGCAGGGGGTGGCACAACTTGGTTAAGCACCGAAGCCCAATTATGTTTGCTTTACGGCTGTTTGGTGGAGGCGTATACCTTTATGAAAGGTGAGCCTGATTTGCAACAATTATACTCGGTTCGTTTTCAAGAAGCGTTGACAGCCCTTAAAATGCTTGGTGAAGCGGATCAGACACAAGACGAATATGCCACAGGACAAGTAGTGAGGCCGAGACAATAATGTTTGAACTTAAATTAGATGTACCTCGTGATGAAGCTATAGTTAATGTTAATACGACTCATCATCGCGGATTTACGCCAGAGGAGTTAGCTGTGCAATGTGTGTCTAAAATTATTTCTGTTGCAGATACGGCTCCTCCAAGCGTACAAGACCAAGCACGAGCTTTCCAAAATAATCTGGAATCGTTAGTGACTTCCTATATGCGTCAAGCTGTTTTAAGTGATCGCACGACGGTATATAATACTGTAAAAAATGCGGGACATCCCGCACTAGCCGAAATATTAAGGAGACTTTAAAATGGCTTTTTCTGGTAATTTCATGTGTACCTCATTTAAAAAAGAATTAATGACGGCTACACATAATTTCACAAATTCTTCAGGCAACACGTTTAAACTTGCTTTGTATACGAACAGCGCTTCTTTTACGGCGGCGACGACTGCGTATACCGCGACAAATGAAGTAGGCAACAGTGGTACATACTCAGCGGGAGGCGGTGCATTAACCAATGTTACACCTACCTCCTCTGGTACAACGGGCCTAACTGATTTTGCTAATTTGACATTTACTTCCGCAACGATAACGGCTCGCGGCGCTTTAATATATAATGATACTGCATCTGGTGATCCTACGGTTGTTGTTTTAGATTTTGGTGGAGATAAAGCTTCTACTTCGGGTGATTTTGAAATAGTGTTTCCAACACCCGACGCGACAAACGCTATTATACGGATAGCCTAAAAGGTTTAGTCAATGGCTGAAGGTTTTGGACTGTTTACGTTTGGAGCGCTTGGTTGGGGTGGTACTGGCGTAGACGTTACAGTTAGATGGGATGGTTTTGGTCGTGATACATGGGGTTCTTCTTCATGGGGAAGCCCCGTTGTTATACCCGCAGCAACAGGTGGTGTTGGAAGCGTAAGTGTTAGTATAGATGCACTTCCAACTATTACAGGGCAAGAGGCTACAGGTAGTGTAGGAAGCGTATCTATAACCCTTGGAACAGGGGTGTCTGTTTCAGTAACAGGGGTTGGCGGAACAGGTGGCGTTGGAACCATCACTATGTCAGGAGTTGGCACTGTAACAGTAACAGGGGTTGCTGGAACAGGTGGGGTAGGATCGGTAGTAATACGAAACAGCCAAGTTGTTCCATTGAACCCTCATATAAAGGGTACAGGGGAAGTAGGCACGGTTTCTATTATAGGTGACGCAGCCGTATCCGTAACAGGTATTTCAGGTAGCGGAGAGGTAACACCTGTGATAGTCTGGGGCAGAATAATTCCTGACCCCGGAACCGTTTGGACAGAAATTGCAGCTTAAGAGAGGCGTAAATGACAAGTACATATACAACCAACGGTGGTATAGAACTTATTCCAACTGGGGAACAGTCTGGAACTTGGGGAACTACCACTAACACAAACTGGAACATAGTGGATAGGCTGACAAACGGTGTTGGTTCTATTACGCTTTCAGGAACTACACATACACTAACTACTTCAGAAGGTGCTTTATCGGACGGTCAATACGGAGTATTGCTTTTTGCCGGGTCGCCTTCTGGAACAAACACAGTCACGTTTGCACCAAATGACGCGGATCATATCTATATAGTAAAAAACAGTTCTGGTGAAAGTGTTATTTTATCACAAGGATCAGGAGCAAATGTTACTGTAGCGAATGGTAAGTCGGCAATAGTATATGCTGACGGAGCGGGTGCTGGAGCGGCGGTGGTCGATATAACCTCTACTTTTGTAATTACCGATTCTGGCGCTTTACAGATAGCTAGTAATTTATCTGATTTGAATAATGCTACCACAGCAAGATCAAATTTAGGGGTAGCAATCGGCACTAACGTATTGGCCTACGACGCAAACCTACAAAGTTTTGTTACTACTTTTACACTTCCAACGTCTGATGGTTCTGCGAATCAGGCTCTCGTAACGAACGGAAGCGCTACAATCAGTTTTGCAGATGCTGGAATAGGAATAGGAAAATCGATAGCTATGGCTATTGTTTTCGGCTAAAAAGGAGAAATAAGTATGGCCGCCCCAAACATTGTCAATGTATCTACCATAACAGGAAAATCAGCCACGGTTAGTTTAACTAGCACCTCTGCTACTGCGGTGCTTAGTAACGCGGCTTCGTCCAGTAAGGTATTTAAAGTAAATTCTTTAGTAGTAAGTAATGTTGATGGCACTAATGCTGCTGATATAACAATAGGTTATTACTCTCAAGACGACATAGGAGGAACAGCAACAGAAATAGTTAGTACGGTTTCTGTTCCAGCAGACGCTTCCCTTGTTGTTATTGATAAAAACAGTTTTATTTATCTCGAAGAAGATAGATCATTGGGAGCAACAGCAGGAGTTGCTAACGACTTGAAAGTGGTAGTAAGCTACGAAGAAATTTCGTAAGGTTTTTTTCTACGCTTTTATAGGAGAGCTTATAAATGTCAAGAAAATGGCCTGGAAGTTTAATAACCAAAACTAAAGTCACGCCTGCTGGCCCCTATCAAGGGGGTGCGGCATCGGGTGTTTGGACTCTTTCGGAAGCGTTACAGTGGACTGCTAAAGACTTATGGCCTCTTGCTGGAAATACGTTTACCCCTGTAATATTTATAGGTGGTTCGGGTACAAACGCTCAAAAAATTGAACAAGTAAACCCTGCAACCACAGGAAACGCAGCTTTATGGGCGGATCTATCCGCTGAGACAAGGTATTCCGCAGGCTCTGGAAACGCTACTCGCGCAGTATGGGCGCCAATGACAGGTGATACGGATTTAATTCAGTATATTGACTATGCTTCAGGAGGTACGGGAGCTACTTTCGGAAATTTGTTTGATAATCATAATTATACAGGAACGTCCTCTTTGTCTACTTCCACGAGAGCCTGTTTTGCAGGCGGTGATGATAGTTCAGCTCGTGATGTGATTTGTTATATAACCCTCTCAAGCACGGGAAATGCAACTGACTTCGGAGACCTTACAATAGCGCGGTATTACATAGTAGGTGTGGCTTCTGCCACTCGTGGGCTTTGGGTCGGTGGTGAAGCCAGCAACGATGCTACTACTCGTGTCGATTATATCACGGTCGCGAGTACGGGAAATGCAACTGACTTCGGTGGGATAAACACAAGTAACAGCGGAGCATGGGCTGGAGCAGGAGGAGCAAACACCGTAACAGCAATTTACGCGGGTGGTTCTAATAATGGCGGGGAAAATGCCATGAATATAATTGAAGAACGAACTATTGCTTCTTTGGGAGATTTTTCAGATTTTGGTGATCTTTCCACTACCCGAATGTGGATGGGTGGAGGTAGTAGTTCTACACGAGTTTTGTTTGGTGGCGGCCAGAACGCAAGTAGTGTTTCAACAGATACCATAGAATACGTTACCATAGCATCTAGTGGCAATGCGGTTGATTTTGGAAATCTAACTGCTGCCAAAGTTCGAGTAGCTGGAGCTTCATCCGTACAAGGGAACTTATAAAATGTCAGAACAATGGCCGGGAGGTTTAATTTCTAAAACACCAGTTACTCCAGCAGGGCCGTATCAAGACGGT